AAAAGGAGAGGATCAATAGCTCTTCGCATATCATCTTCATATGCAGCTTTTAATAATTCTGTTCGTTCAGGCGCTTTTTTAACAGAAAGCATATAAGCTAACCCACTTGCTAAACATGGATAAAACCTAAAAGGCATTTGTAAAGTATTAGTTGCCGCATCAGCGTCATCCATTCTTACTAATCTATTATAAACTATTTTATCTGTACTATTATCTGGAGTGGGCCATAAATATATTTTAGGATCAATTTGTTTATCTACAAAATATTGAGTTGGTCTAGCTTTATTAGATTTATCGGGAATATTTAAAAATTCTGCACGGCTTACCATTCCTAAAGACATATCTGTGTCAGTTCCATTTTCATTTCGTCTTAAAACAGCATCTAGTACATCAATTGTATCTGATCCGGGAGAAATATAATTTACTCCTTCAGTTACAGTAGTAATAGTTTGTTGAATAGTCCATTGATTAAGACCTCGGTTAGCCCAATCAGCCAAAAGTAAATTCATAGATCTTTTAGCTGTTTCTAAATCATAACCTGTTCGTAACTCTAAACCACATCTTTCATAAGCTTCCTCAATGTAGTCAGTTACATTTAATTCAAAATTTTTAGAATTACTTAATGTCATTAACTATACCTTGTTGCCTTTCTTCTATTAGACATGATTTTACCACATCCTTTATTTTTTTTTATTCTTACTGGTCCGCCTTTACTATAAAAAGATCTTCTAGTTAAAGTGCCAAATTGAGAACGACCACTAGCCATTTTCAATCATCCTATCTATTTTATTTTCTAATCTATCAAAGCGTCTTAGTAATTGATCAAGACTATCAGCATGTGATTTCTTAGACACATAATCTTCAGCAGTCTTAACTCTTAATTCATTTAAATCTTCTTGCACTTTATTCATCCTCACGAATAAGTTGGCAATGGCGTAAGTACCGGGGGCAATTAAGATGGTTAAACCAACATTCCATAGTAAGTCCATTTCCATCTTAATTTCCTATTACGTGTAGTATATTTGAGCGTTGTCAATATTCGCATCCGTAGTAACTCGCAGTCCGTCTTTTAAACGAACTCCCATGTCACCTGGAATATAAACAGAATCATTATTATTAGCGCTAACAGAATATGTTGTCTGTGTTGCCCAAGATCCATTTACTTGTGTTTGAATATTAACTGTACCTTCTCCTCCAGCGCCCGCAGAAAAATCAATCCCTTTAAAATATGCAATTGTACTTGCATAATTTACAGCAGGGTTTGCAGACTGTGGATTAATGATAGTTTCAGTAGCATTAGCTCCTAAATTTGCGACACTAACTGGTCCAGCCATTTAAGCCTCCTATGATAAATTATTGTTCTGAGCGTATAGAACTGTAACAGTAGCAACACCGGCTGTTCCGTCTCCAGTTGCTCCAGTAAAGTCAGCAAGAACCTCTAAATCAGTTGTTCCAACATTAGTAGCTTCAGTATCTAAAGTTCCATGTGTTGTTCCCACTGCTTTAGTGTTTATGCCGTTTAAAAAAGCATCTGCATCTGCTGCAGTTCCTACAGAAATAGTAGCAGCTCCAGTATCATCACCAGCTGTTGTTACGTTTAAGATAACATCAATAATCTGTGAATTAGCAGGTATAACTGCCATTCTTTGATTAAGTTTACTTGCACCAGTAATATCAGGAACTGCTGATTGGTTCATAGTTACATAACCTACATTAGCAACATTTGTACCAACAGTAGTGCCTGTTGTTGCATCGATTGTACCAGCCTTAACTGGTCCACTAAAAGTTGATTTACCCATTGTTTTTCTCCTTGTCAGTTGAGTAGCCTGTCGAACACCATGTTCGTCAAAGATTCCTCATAATATAAAGATTTTGGGGAGAATGCAATAGACAAAAAAAAGGGTAGACATAATCTACCCTTTTCTCAGAAATTTAAAAAAGACTAAGCGCCTTTTGAACCATAAATTCCTCTAGGATCAGACCATCCAAAGCTGTATCTTTCTCTAGCTTTGTATCTCATGTTTCCTGTGTTGAAGTCACCTTCCATTGCTGTTCTTAATGGGCTTCTTTCAAAGTGTTTCAGACCATTAGGAGCATCGGTTAATACAAACCATGCATCCGGATCAGTTAAGAAGTGATTTACTACATATCCTTCAGGAACAGCACTTGTGTTTCTGATAGCGTTAATATCGTTATCAGCAGTACCTACTCTAAGAGTAGATTCAAGTATTCTGTCAGCAACAAATCTTAGTTGTGACGGAACAACAAGTTTTCTTCCGTTAAGAGCAACGATTAAATTTCTTTCGTCTACAAAATTACTAATATCAATTAGTGCATTTTCTAGAGAAGCTTCATTTAAATCGGCATCTGTAGTAGGTTCGTTAGCAAACGTTCCTCCATATGCTAGTGGGTGAGCAGTTGAGAAAAGCTCAACACCGTCACCACCAGTGAAGTTATTGTTAAAACCATTGTTTAGAACATTGGCTGCCTTAACCTGTTTAGTGTGATTCATTGACCTAGCTAATGCTTTAGTATAGCGAGTTGCTAGACGATCATACAAGTTATCTTCAACAGCTTCTTCCGTTAGAGCAAATGCAAGAGCAATTGTCTCATGTGTATAACGAGAAGTGTAAGCTTCTGAAGCTGAGTCGTATTGTACGCCTGCACCTTCTGCTTTTTCCGCAGCATTACCAAATCCAACAAGCATTACTTCTTCTTCAAATGCTCTGTCAGAAGATTCTGTTTCAAAAATCTCTCGGGATTCGTCGCCATATTTAGCATATTCAAGTCCAAATAAAGCGTTGAGGCCAGGTTCTAGTTCTTTTGCGAGTTGTGCGCGTGATATAGCCATGTTAACCTCCTATGCTAGACCGTCAGTGCCACCAGAAAACACTGAATTGTTAATAGTAACGACCACGTTGGTGTTAGCAGACGCTGTGTCACTGTTATCTGGATCCTCAGAAATGCCAATGGCTTTCAAAGGAAGAGTAGCAGTGGTATTGCCTGTCGTGACGTCAAGTTCTAAGTGTGAAATACCAGAGTTAACATCTCCCTCAGGTGAATTATCAACAATATCAAAATTGCCGAATAAATCAGTTGTTGGGAATGTGTCATCTGCTTGTACTTCATAAACAACACTAGGATCACAAACTACAAATGCGTAAATGTCACTTGCTGCGATCGGTTGTTGATAGGTATTGGCCCAAGTCGGAGTGCCGGTGGTTGGATTTGTATATCTACAGCCGTTAAATACTCCAAGAACAGGATCTGATTCTCCAGCAGCTTTTCTACCAATTGTACCGTTAGTGAGAGGCTCTACGAGATCTCCTTGATATAAACTGGTAGTATAACCACTAGCTACACTAAATCTGTCTTGGCCGCCTGTAAAATCACCGCCGCCGATCATTCTAATTGGACGCAAACCAAAAGGGGCATCTTTATTTGCCATGAGTTAAACTCCTTTTAATTTAGAGTTGACTAATTATTTATCAACTCTGGGTTGACCAAATGATACTTGTGTTCTTCTTTCCGGCTTTTCTTTAGGCATTAAAGGATTTGAATCCTTCATCCAGTCATTATCAACAGCTTCCATTTGCTGGTTAGATCTATCGCTATAATATTGTTGTCTCTGTTGCCTTAATTCTTCTGGGAACCGAGCTAATAGCAATCCTCCAACTCCGATAATGCCCGCGTATCTGCCTTCAGCTACCGGTAAATCAGAATCTGGATACTCATCCGCTCTTACAAGTTCATAACCTTCTTGCATTCGGCGATGGACATTAGATTTATCTTCCTGTCCTAACATTTCCGCGCGAATCCAACGATGAACAAATCCGTCTGGAGCATCCGGGGCGTGCAATTTATTAGGTGGCCGCCATTGCACTGGGCGAGTTGAAGCTTCTCTTGTTTCTTTATTCCGTGAAGATCTATCAGCTGCTTCATTAGCTGTAGTCTCATCCGTAAATTCTTGTTCTTTTTTCGGCATTTTTAACTCCTATTCCGTTGTAGTTTTACTAATTCTTTTGCGTATTCTTCTTTAGGTACACCAAGTTTATTAGCAATTTCTAACTCGGACCTTGTTAATTTAACAGATTTTGGTTTTTTTGCAACTGATCTCCCACTTGTTACTGATGCAACAGGTGATTTAGGAGTTGTACTTACAGTTTCAGTTTCTTCAACTTTACCATTTCCAACACCTCCAGCGCCTAACCAAGGTACTAGTCTGTTATCTAACTCAGCGTAGTATTCGTCAGAAGATCCATCAAAACCTTCGTTAATTAAATCCGAATGAATACCAATTGCTACACTGGTTAATTTTTTATCTTCACCAAACCATTCATTTTTATCTGACCATGTAACCGCTTTTGGATCTGGATCTGGTTGGGTTACAGGCTGAGATTGAGGTGCCTCTCTAGGAATTTCAGCAAGAGTTTTTTGCGTTTTTCTCCTTTGTTCTAAACGATTTTTATAAAGTCTAGCCCTTTCTTTTTCAATCTCAACCTGAGATATAGCACGCGATGCCGCAGCAATTCTTTTAGAATCTCCGGAATCTAAAGCTTCTTGAAGAGCAGCTTCAGCTTGATCAGACTGAGATTTAACTCTAGCTTCAAACTCTGCTCCATAACCTGCATCTGTTTGATGTAGTTTAGATTCTAAAGTTTCAGCTTTTCTTTTCATTGCTTCGGCATACTCAAGAGCAGAATTTTCTCTTTCCTCTGCTTCGCGCCTTCTACGTGTTAATTCATTAATTCTAGTTTGAGCTTTACTTTTTTTCTTTTCTAGCTCTTTTTCAGTTATTTCCTCTTCAGTTGTTTCTATAACTTCTGGAGTTTCAGAACTTTCTTCTTGTTCTGGTTTCTCTAAAGTAACAGTTTCTTCTTCTGGTAATTCGTTTTCTTCCATTATTTTCTCCTAAAAAGTTTTTACATCACTTGGTTCTAAGACAGTTGCTAAAATTTCATCGTCATTTAAAATTCTTACTTCAAAATCTTCTAGCTTAACTCTTGTCCCGGCATATCGAGCAATAAGAACCCAATCACCTTCTTTACAATAATCTCCATTTGGAAATTTATTTTTATCTTGATAACAATCTGGACCGGTACTTAAAACATAACACACGGTAGTCGCAAGAGCTTCTTGCTCTCTTACTTTATCAGGAATAAAGATACCTCCATCACTTTTTGCTTTTCCTTGATAAGGAACAACAATAAGTCTCCATCCTGTGGGCTTGGGCAATCTTTCTTTAATATCTACATTAAGTTTTTTAGGATCTAAAAATCTATCTTCTTCTTTTACAAAAGCAGATTTATAATCAACATCATCTGTTATAGGTTTTACTTTTTCATCTGTATATTTATCGGGTACAAATAATTTTTTCTTTTTAGCCATCTTCTCCGTCCAATCTATTCATTAACGATTGGATTTCAGACTCGACAAAACCTAGTGATTGCAGTTGACCGACAATGTTTTGATAAATGTTCCAATCTTCTACAGATCCAGTTGTTATTTGATCTGATAATTCTGAAGCTCTTTCCCTTATGATCTTCAAAATAAATTGTACTAATTCAACACTGTGCATCTACTACATAAGTGGGTATTTGTATACAAATGTCAACCAAAAAAGATTTATGTAAACCTATTTAGATTTAGTAGCTTGAACAAAACCAGCTCTAGCATACTTATCAATTTCTTTTTTCTTTTCTTTTTTCTTGGTTGTCTTAGTTTTTTTAATTTTCTTTTCTTCTGTCATAGTGACCTCCTTTATTTCTTTTTCTTTTTCTTCCAACCAGACTTCATGTCTGCGTATGCTTTTTTAGAGATAGTGCTGTTCTTTTTAGAACGACTTGTCCCAGCTTTTTTTCTTCTATTAATATTTCTTACTAAACTCATTTATTTCTCCTTAGTTAACATTTCCATCTTCTGCGAGCTTGCCTAATGCGAGAGTTAGGATTTTTTCTTGTTTTAGCACTACTTCTTTTTAATTGACCTAATGATCTTGCGCAATAAGATTTTCTTCTTTTAGCTGCCTTACTTCCTTTTTTAACTTTTCCAGTTACTGCTGTTTTTAACTTAGAACCCGGGTTTTTCTTACGATAAGCTTTAACACCTTTTTGTGTCATCCCCGCACCTTTTTTTGTAGGACGGTAATTACCACCTTTACCAGTTGTTCTTCGTATATTTTTAGCCATTTACTTTGACATTTTTTTGAATGTTCTGGCTAATTGTGCTTGACGAACAGTTTTTTTGTCAAAATTTTCAGGATTTTTTAAAACTCTACTTGCGTAAGTTTGAACACCATAACCAGCTTTCTTTGCTTTTTTGGTAAAAGCTCCTTCTTTTAAATTAGCTTTTTGAATCCATTTTTTATCTTTTGCCATTTTAATCTCCTATTGTGCTAACGGATTATCGTTATTGCCCATCTTATCCATTCTACCTTCAAGTCTATCTAATCTTTTTTCAATACTATCTACTTGCGTTTCTAGTGGCGCAATATTTACACTCTTAAATTTTCTTTTTTCAATATTATCAAGACGCAAATTAAACTGGCCCCAGGTGTAGAAACCTCCGCCTATTGCCGTGATCACCCCTACTATGGTGATGTACTGTTGAAGTTTAGGTAATAAATTTTTCATATTGTCCTCCTATTTTTTTCCTATATACAAACCAAACCATGCCGCTCCAGCACCTACAATTACAGATACAAAAGCTGATTGTGAATTAGTTGGATCGGGTAATGTCATAAACCAATCACAAGTTTTATAAAACATAATTCCATACAATGTTATTAATATTCGTGGAAAAACTCTCCACTTGTCAAAGCCTTCAGCGTTGTTATACCAAGACTTTTTTTCTACTTGTACTACTTTAACTTCTTCAGACATTTAAGACCTTACAGTTACCTGATGTTCTATACCTCTGTATCTACCTAGTTGAGAACTTACTTCATGAACTGTTACTGAAGGATAATCAAAACCTCTATATTTTTTATCCAAACCTTTTTCTTTGTGAAGTAAAGGATATTGAAAAGTTTTTAAATTTGTTTTGTATGTTCTTTCTGTCATCTAAAAAACTCCATATTTTGTGTTTGTATTAAGTTAGCTTGTTGGTCTAAGTTAGTTCCAACTAAATTATAATACCCGGCAATATTATCATCTAAAATAACATTTGCATATATTATTTTTGGTTCGTACCAGTTAGCTCCATCTGGTATATTCATTTGTTGGTAATCATTAAATCCCGAAGAATAACCCATAAAAGCTAAAAGGTTAGCTTGTCCTTGCGCATTATATTCACCTGATTCGTTTTGACTTCTTTGGTTTTCTTCTTGTTGAGCTTGTATATTTTGAGAAACAATTTGTTCGGCTACTTGGTCTGCTTCCGATGCAGTCATCACAGAAGATGTAACACTTTCTATTTGATTTTCCATAGTGGTTACTTGAACTTCAGCCATTGCAGCAGAAGGAGTATTGTCTACTCCAGGCATAGGCATAATTGTAATCGATTGTAAAACTGTATTAGTTTGAACCTGATTATCTGCTACTTGATTTGAAACTGTCGGTGAATTAACATTTGCCATTGATGTATTAGAAACATTTACGGAACTTGTATTATTATCACTGTTACTGTTAGATGAAGTGTAACTTCCCCTTACAACACTAGAAACAAGATTAGAAACAAGATTTCTAGTTGTTACTATATTTCTTCTCGTAGCTCCTTTTTCTTCTTGTTCTTCTTCAACTTCTTCTGGAGTTATTTCATCAATAGCTTCGTCTAATGCCTCTTCCTCTTCTTCTATAGCTTCTTCTTCGTTAAATAATTCTTCTACAACTTCAACAAATTCTTCTTCAGAAATTTCTTCTTCCATAAACACAAGAAAATCTTCTTCCATTCTTTCTTGTACTTCTTCAAAATGTTCAATAAATTCTTCTTCTATTTCGACTATTTCTAAAAAGTCGATTTCTTCCAAATCAGGCAATGGATCAAGGAACTCAATATCGTACTCGCTATCAAGATGTATAAATAATGTGTCATCTTCTAAGTTTACATCTATGAACGAATCAAAGTCAATATCATCAGTGATAAAAATATCACCGTCATTATAATCAAAAGAACCCCTATCCCCAACAACTCCAAGAACAATCGTAGAGGTGTCTGTAAATTCATCCTCTCCCATATTGTATCCATAAAACATTTCATCTTCGTCATAACCAAATATTATATCCTCATCTACTCCGTATAGAAAGTCATCACTTTCAAAATTATTGGTTAAATCATAGACATCACAAAGCTCTGAGTAAGAAGAATCAACTAAACATTCAGAAGAAAGATTACTAAAAGATTCATCTATAACTTCTGCTGTAGTTAAACTAAAATCATCTGTCTCAACAAAAGTTGTACTATTAGTGTCTTCATATCTCAAATACGTCACAGCTTCGTTGTTGCCTTGAACTCCGATGGTCAAATCGTGATTCTGGATACGCAGCTCATCATAGCGAAAAGAAATTTCATTAGTCGTTTCGTAGAGTATAGCTTGGAAGGTACTCTTTAACCCATTACTATACTCAGAAACATTGTCCCACATAATAACAAAGTATTGATCTGTATCTGCTGTTTGTCCAAATGTTTGTATGTATGGAGATTGGTTGCCACTAGACCTTCTAATATAATCAGACCATGCAGGAAAGACAGAGTAGTTAAATGAAGTAGCTGGGAGCGTTTCCGATCTGTAATTTCTTACTCTAGGCACAGAAAAATTTGATTGGAAGGTAAAGAAACCGTTCATAGATATATTTACTTGAGAGAAGGTCTGATCATAGAAGGTGAAGTCGAAACCGATATTTTTAAGGCCTGACATCGAATCGTCTCCAAGGCTTAATCCAGTGCCGGTTCCAGTTATATCAATAATAGGATCAGAACCAATTGTGAATACAGGATCAGTCGCCCATGCAGATGTCGTTAAAAATAATAGTGTGATTAGCCTGAACATATCTTGTGCTTAGGATACTTCTTACAGAAGTCGCCTTTTCTGTATGCTTTTATTTCATAACCAGTAAGTTCTTTTTTTACTTCGTCCCAGTCTGGTCTGTCTTGTGGATTTTCTTGCCATGCAATTTTTGCTTCTTCACCTATCTTACCTTTATAAGGGCATGGGCTGCCAGCTTGCATCATAGATCTCCACACGCGAGCATCCTCACAAAGTAATGCAACGGCTGCGACCTTCATCCCCATATCATAGAGACCTTTGGAAAGTTTCAAACGTTCGCAGTTTTCGTCCCGTACACTTCTCCCGGTAGATATACCAAAAAATTGTGTCTGAACAGCCGATGAGGCCCCCGAAGTACAAAGGTCCTGGGAATAGGACATGATGGATGGAGCCACCGCTGAAGGAGGCGGACTTTTAACTCTTTGTGTCACTTTTTGTGAACTTTGGCTTGTGGAATTATTTGTGTTCACATTTGTTGATGTATTTTGATTTACATTCTGGTTGTTAGTTGTGACATCAGAACTTGATGAACTAACATTGTTATTGTTGTTAGTATTTGTCGAAACACTTGTTGAATTATTGGTATTCAAGTTGGTATTTTCTGATGTAGAGTTGTTAGTTATCAAAGAAGTGTTGTTAACATTTTGTGTCTGATTAATCGTACTCGTCACCGTTGATGTGTTCACATTTGTATTGTTCGATGTCGAATTGTTGGTCTGAGAAATTGTCGTGTTGTTGGTATTAAAATTGGTATTTGTGTTCGTGCTGGTAGATTGATTTACATTGGTATTATTATTTGTATTGGTATTATTGCTAGTAACAGTAGAAGTCGTCGTAGTCGTATTTGTTATGTTGCTGTCTTCAGCTATAACAATAGAACTAACAACTATTAGTGATAGTGCAATTACAGATAAGTCGCGCCAAAATGCTCTTGGTAACATAATAAATCATCTCCGACCTCTCTATCGTTGTTTTTCTCTTTGAACGTCTATTCTTTCTTGGGCAATTTCTGTTCTTTCGTCAATGTTTTTTTCTTGCAATCGCAATCTTTCTTTATCAACCTGAATATCAGCATCATCAGATCTTATATCATGTAGTAAACGTTGTTGAAATTCTTGCCCTTTTCGTTCTTGATCCATTTCTTTTAACTCTAACTCTTTTTGTCTTAATTGAACAAGTGGATCTATTTGTAAATCTTGTTCGACAGTTTGAGTAAATAATTCTGTCATTTCAGCAATATCAAGCGCTGCTTCTTCTTCTAATTTTTCTTGTAAAGCTTGCTGTTGCTCAGGAGGTATTTGGCCACCAGACTGTTGCATTAATTGTTGATATTCAGCACTATTTTGCAATTCTGCTAAGGCCATAGCTTTCGCTTTAAATGAGAAGTGCTGATAGATATGAGCTTGTAAAGCAGACGCTACTTGTGGATTCGTTGCAATAGTAGGTGTAGCTAATGCAGCAGTATGTGCCTTTATGTGAGCATCATGGTCTTGTGGAGCAAAAGCCTGCAATTGACCGCCTTGCAATGCCGCAGCATTTTCGAGTGCTGGATCGGTCGGTTGAGGTTGTTGAGGAGGAGGCAGGATCTGCTCCACATTCTTTACGCCTATGGCTTCGTACATTCTACGGTACGCTTCCCATAGCCCAGTAGGTCCATGAATTTGAGGATTGGATTGAACTATTTGTAGTTCAGTTTGTGCTACAGCTATACGCTGTGCCAATGAATGAATATTAGGATCGCTAACTGGAAGAATATCAACTCTGTCATCAAAGTCAGTTTGTTTTACTTCCGATTGACCATTATTTACCATGTAAGGATAAGATGGTGGTAAATAATCTCTAAACAAAACACCTAGTAGTTTAAATTCTACTTTTTGTGCATAATGTAATCTTTTATGGATAGCAGACATAACACGGGTTCCGTGTTCAAGATTTGCTAATGTTGTTCCGACTGGAGCATTCTTATCCATTTGTTGATAAGGATGATCTGCAATAGCCGCAAAATTTTTACCACTATCTTCTAAAAGTTTTAATAAATTAAACAAAGTTCCTGAAGGCTCTTTGAAAGGGAGAGGGATCAATGAATTTTGCAATGAACCTCCAGGAGCATCTACATCTCTAAATTCTCCCGGCTGCAAAGGAACATCGTCATCGCGAATACGAATACCTCTAGCTTTAAAACCAGCTGGTAAATTTGCTAATGTTCCAGCGTCAATTAATTGTCGGAGAATAGAAGTTGCTGAACGGGAAACACCACCAATAATGTGCGGTAATCCAAAACCATAAAAACCTAATCCGGGTAAAAATTTATAATGAACAAAATATTGTCTTGGCTTTTTTAGAGGATCGCTTTCAGCATAATTTCTTCTAATAGATAAAACTTTACCGTTAACAGCATCAAGGGTAACTATGTAAGGAACTTTAATACCTGTTACCTCGCCATTACTAGAGTCTTCAAAACCTTCTAAATCTAATAATGTATGAACTTCATAAAGCTCAAAAACATCATTATCAAATGATGTTCTTTCTATTCCTTCTTGTTTTGCTATTTCTTCTTCAACTTCGCTAGTGCTAACATAACCACCGCTTTGTAAATCTACATCTCTATAAACACCAGATAATTGCATTTTACGAACATCGTTACCATTCATACTAAGTTGATGTGTTATGCGTGAAGCAGACACTAAATCAGTAGTGTTATAAGGAACAATTAATTTTTCAGCATGCACAAAACGAGCGCATGGTCTTGCCATTGTTGGATCGTAATAAACTTTTTTAAAAGCTGAACCACTTAATGGAAGGTAGTAAAGGAGCTGGTCCATTTCAGGATCATATTCTTCCATTTCATAAGTGATTTGATAATTCATAAATTCTTGAACACGATCTGCTTGAGCATCTACTTCAGGATTAGAATCTCCCATAATCATTGTTCGTACTGGACCGCCTGGCGGTAATAATTCTTTATATGCCATAGCCTGAAACTTAGTAGCGCTTTCCGCTAACATAGGATGAATAACATTCGAGGCACCCTCAAATGGTTCTGACCTTTCTGAGTCTAAAGTTCCAAGTAATTTAATACCTTTTTCATAAGCCTCTTCCCAACCTTTTCGTGAAGATTTATCTTCTTCTATACCACCTAACAAATCATTAGATATATTTTGAAGTTGGTCTTCTTCCATATAATCAGCTAAATTAGCATCAAATGGAACTGTGTTCATTTCCTGAATAACTTCTTCTTGACCAAACTCTATACCACCATCCTCAGTTTCAAAAGAACCTGATTCAATAACTTCTAAAAGGTCTGTAGGTACTTGCCCATTAGCTGGAAGTTGCTCTATTTCTAAAGCGGTTTCTTCTTCTCCACCGGGGCCAAAAGGTCTCTCTGTTGAAGCCATTAATTAATCTCCGATTTTTTTACTGCTTCATATCGAACATTTTGCAGTAAAAGTATTGTCGATAAAGCCGACATATTATAATCCCCATGATCTTTACAATCTAAGGGTGATAAACACTTACATCTATCTTTTACATTATTAAAACAAATAACTCTAGATACAACTTCTTCTAAAGTTATTTTATCTTTATCTAAAAAATCTTCAATGTCCATTTTCTAGAATACTCCAGAAAATTTACCACCTCTAGTTGCAGCTCCCATACCTCTCATGGTACTTTTACCACCAGCAGATTTTGGTTGCTTAACTGTTTTTTCTTCTGTGTAGACAGATCCACCTTCAGAAAACTTTCTTCCGGATCCTTTAGTCATATCTTCAATATAACTAGCTCGGTCGTAAGTAAAATCTCTATTAGCAGCTTTTGAATCTCTATCATATTCTCTAGCGATTCTTCTTCTGTCAGCATCAGATACTAATCTTGAACCTTCGTCCAAAAGATCTTCAACAGAACCACCACCAGCATAACCCGTAATCATTGGCTTACCAGTTTTGTCTGCTTCAGCTCTTGCTTTTTCGTATCCTTCTTCATCATAAGAAAAATGTTTTTTTCCGACTCTTGGCATTTTATACTCCTTTACTTAATAATAAATGCGTTGTGATGGAGGTGATTCCTCATCCATTTCATCTTCCGGATAACGAACGAAACCTCCTTCTCTAAAGCGTAATATAGCCTGAGTTGTTGAATCTACCAAGTCATCATGATCACCATTCGGAAAAGATGCACATTCCTCGACTAATTCATCAGCCCAGTCTGTATCTGGATGCCAAACAAGACCAGACTCAAACATGGGAGCAGAGGCATTTGCCCTTGCAACTTTGTCTTGTCCTGATCTTCTACCACCTGGAGTAAAGTTAACAACGGGTATTCCCATATTCCTTAGCTCTTGTGTTAAAGGCAAACCAGACGCCTTAGCTTCAATTAACACCATATCAGGATCATAGTCAATATAATGCTCATGCGCTTTGCGTTTTAATGTAGGAAATTCCCATCGTCCTTTCTCACTGTTTAATAATATTATATTAGGACCATCATCTTCTGTAGGATAAAAAACACCCCATGTCGTAATTGCACTGTAATCAGCACGCTCAGATTTTAGAAATGCAGTATCATAAGATTGAATAATATATTCACAATGAGGAGGATCTTCTTTTTCCCAAACTTTCCACCATTCTCTTTTTAAGATAGATGCCTCTTCACTTGTTGGTTGCTGTAACCACTGTGCTGACCATTTGGACACTGGTAAAGAAGCTTTAACACCCTCTAGTTCATCGCGTGTCCAGAATCCAGGCCATAACACTTTATCATCTTCAAAGATAGCCGGGAACTCTATAACTTCCCATTGATCTGCTCCTTTTCGTGACTGCATCTTTAATACTTCAGCTGTCAAATCTTTTGTTGACCAGCGCGTCATAACGATAACAATGGATCCTCCGGGTTGTAGTCTTTGTCGTGGACCAGAAGTATACCATTCATAACATGCTTCAAACGAAGTCGAACTTAATGCATCTTGCTCAGAATGCGGATCATCAATAACAAGTAAGTCCGCGCCCCGTCCCGTGATCGCGGCTCCAACACCCGCAGCGAAATACTCTCCGCCATCTACGGTATTCCATCTACCAGCCGCTTGACTCTCTGGAGATATTTTTACTTCAGGAAAAACTTCACGAAATTGTGGACTATGCACGAGAGCTTTACATTTACGACCAAAGCCTGTGGCAAGTTCCGTTGTATGTGTCGCTTGAATAATTTTTAATTTAGGATTTCTTCCCATCATCCATGCCGGGAAATACACACTAGCAAATTCGGATTTAGTGTGTCGGGGTGGCATATTCACAATAAGTCTTTTGGACTTACCTTGAGAAACTTTTTCTAACTGTTTAGCAAATATTTTATGATGTTCACCCTCAATAAAATCAGGCCACATATGTTTAACAAAAGGAATAAAAGTATCTTGCTTTTGTCTTCTGTCTTCTAACTGATTAAGTTTCTTTTTAAGTTTCAGAGCGCGGCGAGCTTCCTCGCCAGAAAGCCCCTCCGCTAGTTTGCCCCAATCGGGTTGAGACATCACTCCGTTAACCTTGTATTACGAATACTGCTACTACTAATCCGATTACTAAAATAGGAACTAACCATTTATTATTAAAAGGTTGTTTCTCGGATACATAAGCTTCATTCCCAGGAGTAGATGGATCATCGGCTACAAATCTGCCTTTAGATGTCCTAGCTCTTTTTCTCGCTGGTGCTTTTTTCGTAGTTTTTTTTGTTTTAGCTTTTGCCATTCATTGCCTCTCTAATTTTGCGCATTCCACGTTGGCCAAACCAAAATGAAATGACGGTTGAAAATAAAATTTTTGTCTCCTCGTCCCAGCTACTTAATATAGCTTGAGATACATCTTCTCCTTCTTGAACCGCGACATAGACAGCCAATCCTTTAATTGTCGCAAATAAAATAAAGAAGAAGTATGTTACTACAGGACGAACGGACGCCTGTAAAGCAGAAATAAAAGAAGATTTATTACTTCGTGCTATTTCCGCTGCATGTTTGTAAAGATTTTCGGATTCCGATACATCAGCTTGTGCATCTAATTCATCAATTTTTAACTTACTGAGAACTTCTGCGTGCTTGGCTTTCGCATCGAGAAGCCTTAACTCGTGCTTATTTTTCTGCCCTTGCTCGAAGAATCCCAAGAGGGTGGGGAGAAAAGAAGTTCCGAAGCCGAGCAAACTGCCGAAAAGTGATAGCATAATTAACTCTAGTTAGATTTATTTTTTTCGATTATAAATAATGCTAAACTTCCAGCTATTATTGTTAATAAACCTAAAGCAACATTGCCTAAGATTACCATTAACAAACCAATAACTCCGATACCAATACCAGCCCATGTAACAGGTGAAGTGATATCAACTCTGGAAGGAATAGAAAGAATAAAATCTTTCACTACTTTTAATAATTCCATCATACTCTCCTAATTTGTTTGTTTGTCTTTTGTTTTAATATGAATATCTACTTCTTGTGTTTCAGGAATATTAGCTGTTACAGAAATATTACTTGAAGAACAGGAAATGCAAAACATACTTACAACAAAAACGATCATCATATTTTTCATCATTGTCTCCTTAAAATGGCATTCTTATATTGCTAACTATACCGCTTATGTAATCTTGTGCAGCAGTTTTGTTAGCTTGATTTGTAAATGGACTGTTAGCAACAGATAAAGCATCACCCATATCCACAACCATATTACCAGTATCAAATGTGGTTGGTGAAACGGTTTCTGTTACATTTACACTATCTTTTTCAACAACAGGTGAACCACCTAAACCTCCGCCCGTAGCGGTAGAAATATTATCTGTAATAGTATCAGTAAGAGATAAAGTTGTCGGTGTTGGCGGTAATCGCCGTATTGGCTCTTTTGGCTCTGCATGTGGTGCCGTTTCTAACTCATATACTTCATGCATTCGTTGGGTAGTAGAGTGTCTGCCCGGATACATCGAATTAGTCGCACTATCCAAAAAAGTAGAATAACCAGTGGCTGGCGTGTAAAGTTTCGCTTCACCTTCTATTCCAGGCCCTACAATTTTTTCTCCTAATCTTTCGCCATTATAATCAAAATAATAACGTGTATATGTTCCATCACCATTATCAGCTACTTTTGTTGCAGATAAATTAACTTGCCCCGGATCGTCACTTGCCATACTTCTTCCAAACATATCAACAGACTGTTGCGGATCATCAGGTGGTCCCGGATCATAACTTCTCGGATCTCTAGGAATCACAGGTGGAGGACGGTCCGTAACCGGATCAAAAATACTTACTGCCTCTTCAAAACCAATGCGTGGTGCAGAATATTCTTGTGTTGGTGTAGTATAATTACCAGCGAATGGATTTGTTGGGAGCATGGTTGGTTGAACCTGCTGTACAACACTAATCGCTGTTTGAGGATCAATTCCTATATCAGAAGCCAAATTCATAATATCCTGTAAGGATGCGAATCCCGTGCTTACATATTGTATAAAATCTCTTAAATCTACATTCGCCATATTTTATCCAAACATTGTTCCCGGCATTGTTACACGATTTGCGTTTGTTTTTCCAGCGTAAAGCCCTCTCTTTCTATCAGAGAGTAATTTATCCTCAAACATGCGTCTTTTATCGCGGGGAATTATCGTCCCGCTAGGTGCTGTGGGTGCTAAGGAAGGATTAGATGACGCTTGGAGGTTTTGTCTCTGCTGTCCAGCGAGAGCTTTACTTAGATTGTTGGCATTTAAATTTGCCGCATTAGCTGTATTTTGCATTATGCTCATTGCTTGTTGTTGATTATTATTTTGCATATTGCCTAAATTCATTCTTGGATCGGTGTTTAAGGTTCCAATACCTTGAGGTTGAGGAGGATTAAAATTATTAACAGCACCGCCCATATTGTAGCCGCGCACGGCTCCGCCGTGTGCGAGCGCTTGGCGCGGTCCGTCGTATTCTTTAAGCATTCTTTCTCTATCTCTATAAGGTTTGTTTTGTCTATCTATTCTTTCTTTCTCTTCATCTGGCAAAGAATCAAACCAGTTAGAACCATAATCTTCATCAGGATCAAATTCTTCAAAATAATCAAAACCCGGTGTTTCTCCTTCACCAAAGCCTTCAGGTCCAAGACCATAATCTGGTTCTTCATCTAAATCTATAGATGGAAGACCGTACCCTCCAGGCTCGCCCAATGGCGCTAAAGGTTCACTCAACATTCTATTTAATTCTTCATCAAGTTTTCTAATTTTTTCTTCGTGAGTTAACACTTCCCCACCTTCATCATATTTATTAAAATAAATATCCGGAACTCTTCTTCGTACACGGCCACCGCCAGCGTATCCCTCAAGAGATTCTATTCCTTTATTAGCCCTTCTTCTTATAGCTTCTTTCCTCATCTCTTCTTCTGTCATTCTGGGAAATCCATATTTACTAGTGTCTATTAACTCTTCTTCTGTTATAGGCCCTTCTTCAACCATAGGTTCTTCTTCATCTTTAGTCATGTTGTAATACAAAGCGCCAGTGCCGACTGGTATAGATCCAAGACCTGCTAACATAGCTTTCATGTGAGGATTGCTGAGAACCATGCGCAGTGCGCTTTGGTTCATGCCGGCCATTTCACCAGCCGGGATAGAAGTTCCTCGAGACGCTGGAGCTAATCCTTTAGGTTTTGCCATTTGTTTGGCTGCGATTTTGGCTGCTTCTTTGGCCGTAATAGTTATGCCTTGTCTAGCTGCTGCTGACATAATTGCCGCTATAATAGGTGCTAATGGAGCTGGCATAAATTTATTATCCTTCCGATTAAGATACTATACAATTCATAAGTAACATTATTTTTTTAGGGGTGGCAAGAACTTTATCCTTTTTCTAAAAAAATCTCTAGGGTACCTAGTTTACATACCAGACCGGCTTTTTGTCAAAATTCTGTTATTATTTGACAGAAACACTACTCAGAAGGACTACTAACCCCATCGCCTTCTGAGTAGAATCCCCCCCCGTCCCGTGCCGCTTCCGCATAGAGCATGCCTCTCGCTCGAATAGGGACCCATACAGCCCTACTTGGTTTACAAGGTAAGACGCACCGCATCACAACAACACAACACTCCTTAGAATCAAGTAAATAAATTAAATTATTTAGTTTACATATACCACATATTGTAGTAATGTTTAGGAAGAAGTCGGGGACATAATTTCCTGACAAATATAAGGAGAGCTAAGATGACAAAATCAGCTCAAGACTTTATGGAAGCGGAAGTCAATAAAATAAAAGACGCTACCACTTTTCATCAACAAAATGATTCGTATTGCAAAACATTGCTCGCTAGATATTTCAACAGACATTATGGAATTTCTAGAACGCGATGCCAACCATTAGCGGACGCAATTGAAAAATTACATTATGCTTATGGCAAGTGCGACACAGAAAATCGTGAAAAGTTATCACAAATGCTAGAGGATAGTTTTGGAAAACTTCTCGGAGTTTGTGGAGCTATCGAAGATATGGACACTTATAACGAATTAAGTGAAAAAGAAATTACAAGAGCAAAAGAAGTCCAAAAGACTTTACAAGAACGCTCTAAACTTTTCCATATCAACCAATTTATAAAAGAAGATAAATCATACACAGATAAAATATAAGGGAGAGGGTGGAGCTAATAACTCCACCCATTTTTTACAATGACTAAAATAATAGATGAATACAAAGCAGCCATGAGATTTATGGAATGCTATAAGAAAGCAACGCCTAAAGCTATCGAGAATATGGAACATTTAATCAAATACTTTCCTGAACATGACAAGCAGAAGTTTAGAGGAGAGTGGCACAGTTTCATGACACTTAAAAATATTACTAACTTCTATGATAAGGGGACAAGATAATGCAGATTACTGGAGACAAATTAGACAAGCTTAGTTTAGAGATTGATAACTATCGCATGACTGATGATTTAATTGATTATATGTGGGAAGATGAAAGAGACCATTATTCAGAAGAAATAGAAACGAATGATGATTGGAGCAAACCCCACATATTTAAAACTATGTTTGTTATTAGATTTCAGAATGAATTAAACGACATATTAAAAAATCTAGATGATGAAGACGACCACATACTGTTGAATGCAGATACTTGTGAACATTTAGCAGTTAGTGGTAATTATGATTTTGATGATGTAGAGGAATTAAATGTTGTTATATCTGAAATTCTCGGAAACTATGTAGCTTTAAAAATAGGAGACCTTAAATGAGTGAACATATTTACTATACGATTTTGATTGCTCTTCTTATGACCGCGCTAGGTTTTGAGATAGCTATCTACTTACAATAGTTAGGGGTTATTCCTTATTCCTCTAGCTAGGGGG